TGCGTAAAGCACAAGATATAGGTAACAGAATGTTTGATCAATTTATACAATGGAAAGCAAGGAACTATCCAGGACAAAGTATAGAAGATCAAACAGGTGAAGAAATTTTACAATATATTGAAAAAGAATTAGGTATGGAAAAATTTAAACAGTGGCCTGGTTCTGCAAAAATATTACCTTATCTACAAAATTTTAAAAACAAATATTTGCCAAGAGGCGGAGAAAAAACAGTATTCAGTAGATTAGCATTGGCTTATCATCAAGATGAAATAGGTGATGCAGGTATTCAGCATCTAAATAAAGAAGCAGTTGAAGAAGCAGAAGACTTAAAAGAATTTAGAAGACTAGATAAGCAACAATACGAAGACTCATATGAGTTTTTAAATTTGTTAGTAAGACGTTTGGGTCCACAAAAACTTTTTACACCTCAAGGTAAAGTTTATATGGTTGACAGATTATATAATAGCCACGTAGGAATTAAATTACGAGATGATGCGGAGCAAATAGTGAGCGATTTTATGTATGTTAGTAAAGTTGGCAAATCGCCATACGACGAATCAATTGAAACGGAAGATTACGAACGTAGACCTAGTTTAGATACAGATTTACCACCCGACTACTTTGATAAGTTGGCTTTAGTTAAGAAGACAATTTTTTCAAAATACGGAAACAATGACAGAGTTAATATGATAATTCGAAGATTAAATGACGATGAAAAAGCAAATGGTAGAAAAGCAGATCCAAATAATATTTTAATGAAAGTATCTGCACACCTAGGCGAATCAGTAGATTGGGAAAAAATTGATGAAGGCTTTAGTGCTATGTCAGGTAGTACTAAAACCAGTTATCAAGGTCTAGATAATGTAAAACTAGTTATCAGACACAAGAAAGAAGTCAACGAAGAAGTACGCGGTGCTAGAAGCAGAAACATTTCTAGTATATTTGTACAACGCGGTGACGAAAGATTTAAAATGGCAGAGAACAATCTAAAGGCCGCTAGAGCAATGGCAAGACATGTTAAGAATGGCGGAGAGCCGTTTGATACAGTTGGTAATGCTATTAATGAAATGGCAGTTGAGCAAAGAAAACTTAGAGAGTTTGTTCGCTATGTTAAAAAATCAGGTTTAGTAAACGAAGAAAATGAAACGTATGTAAATTTAGCAATGGAAAACATTAACTATATTACATCAGCATTTACTAAGTTAGCAGGCGTCAAATCATATGCTAATGCAGTTGAAGACGTAACCGACAGAAGAAACACAGAAGTATTAGAAGATGATTTAGATTTAGAAAGCAAATTCACTGAAACGCACTTTGACGATAGAGTTGCTAGTGTTGTTGATACTATAAAATCTGCAATGTCAAGAAAGACTGCATTTGAAAGTTACATTGACAAAGCAGTAAGCAATGAAAGTTTTACAACACTTAAAAACATGTTATCAGAAGATGACGGAATGGAGTTTGCTACACCACATGCTAAGTTAGGATATCAAGTTGGACAACTAAGCAGTAGTGTAACAGATTCAAGATTAGGCAACTACTTGTCAGGTATTAGTAAGAAGCTCTACAGCGGAGACAGGATGTCACAGCACGAATACACAACTGTTAAAAGTTGCCTGTTAGGTGCTCACAAGACAACACCTGTTTCTACAAGTGTAGCGGAGAGCGTAGAAGACCAGTACGAGAAATTCATAGAGCAATTTGACATTCTATAAACAGACCACATCATAGTTCACTATGATAGCAACACAATTGATGTTGCTCAAACGTGTAGACAAACAAACAATTTACCCACTTTATAGTGGGTTTTTTGTGACTAAAGAGATAAATAAAATTGTTAAGAAAAAATGTGTCAATATTTTTTAGAACTTTTTTTAAAAAAACGGTTGACTTTTCTTATCTAGGCATTATAATAGAAACAGTCGCATTATGTGACAAACATGGCAAACATGGCAATATAGGAGAAAAACATGGCCTCATTAGCAGAAATACGAGCGAAGCTCGCCTCAATGGAAACCAAGCCTGGTTCCACAACTACTCAATCCGATAACGCAATTTTCCCTCATTGGAATATTGATGAAGGTACTTCAGCAACACTTAGGTTCTTACCTGATGCTGATACTAACAACACGTTCTTTTGGGTTGAACGTCAAATGATTCGTCTTACCTTCCCAGGTGTGAAAGGCGGAGATAACAAACCAGTTACAGTACAAGTACCTTGCGGTGAAATGTATGGTGACACATGTCCAGTTTTAACTGAGGTAAGACCTTGGTTTAAAGATGCAAGTCTTGAAGATATGGGCAGGAAGTATTGGAAGAAAAGATCTTACATCTTCCAAGGGTTTGTAGTGGATAGTCCACTAAACGAAGAAGCACCTGAAAATCCAATCAGGAGATTTGTTATTTCACCACAGATCTTTAACATTATTAAGTCAGCACTTATGGACCCAGATATGGAAAACATTCCAACTGACTATGTTAATGGCTGTGACTTTAGAGTTACTAAAACTACTAAAGGACAATATGCTGATTATTCAACATCAAACTGGGCTCGTAGAGACAGTTCACTAGATGAAAATCAACTAGCGGCTATTGATCAACATGGGTTGTTTAACCTAAGTGATTACTTGCCTGCACAACCAACCGCTGAAGGTTATCAAGCAATTTCAGAAATGTTTGCGGCTTCAGTTGATGGTGAGTTGTATGACCCTGCAAAGTGGGGTAACTTTTACAAGCCTTATGGCGTAGAAGTTCCTGCAACAGCAGTTCAAAACTCTAGTCCTTCTGTTCAAGCAACAGCACCAGTATCTACACCAGCACCGGTTGTAGCAGAGACAACAGCACCAGCAGTTGAAACTCCTGCACCAGCACCGGCGGCAGAACCTGTAGCAGAGGCACCAGCACCTGCACCAGCAGTAGAAGAGGATAAAGGTAAAAAATCAGCAGATGATATTCTAAATTTGATTCGTAACAGATCAACAAACTAAGGAGACATCATGCAAAAACCATTTGACTTAACAAAGTTCAGGACGGGTATCACTAAGAGCATTAGTGGTATCAGTGCAGGATTTCACGATCCTAAGGACTGGATTAGCACAGGCAATTACACACTAGATTATTTAATAAGTGGAGACTTCAATGGAGGTATTCCACTAGGCAAAGTCAGTGTTTTTGCAGGTGAATCTGGTTCAGGTAAATCATTTATTTGCTCTGGTAACATTGTAAAAAATGCACAAGATCAAGGATGTCAAGTAGTACTATTTGACTCTGAGAACGCACTAGACGAAGAATGGCTACAAGCATTAGATGTTGATACATCACCTGATAAACTATTAAAAATTAGTGTATCAATGATTGATGATGTTGCTAAAGCAATATCTGAATTCTTGAAAGACTATAAAGCAAACTATGGAGATCTTGAATATGACGAGATGCCAAAGTTAGTTTTTATTGTTGATAGTTTAGGTATGTTATTAACACCTACTGATGTAGCACAATTCGAAAAAGGAGATATGAAAGGAGATATGGGTAGAAAGCCTAAGGCACTTACAGCCTTAGTAAGAAACACAGTCAACCAGATTGCACCTTTTCCGATTGCTCTAATTGCCACCAATCATACTTATGCATCGCAGGATATGTTTGATCCAGATGATAAGATTAGTGGCGGACAAGGCTTTATATACGCAAGTAGTATAGTTGTTGCAATGAAGAAACTTAAATTAAAAGAAGACGCAGATGGCAACAAAACTAGTACAGTACAAGGTATTAGAGCCGCATGTAAAGTTATGAAATCTAGATACAGTAAGCCTTTTGAAGGTGTACAAGTCAAGATTCCATATGAGTCAGGTATGGACCCATACAGTGGTATGTTAGAAATGCTTGAGTCTAAAAACATTGTTGAGAAAGTCGGCAATAAACTCTCTTATGTATCGCCTGTAACAGGTGAAGAAATAAAAGAGTTCAGAAAAGGCTGGACTGGAGACAAACTTCAGGTAATTATAGACGAATGGGGACAAAATCCTAAAACACAACAGGAAGATGTTGACCCAGACGATTTCGAACCAAATGAAGAGGAATATATAGATGAGTCCTGAAGTAGCATTATTGCATGAAGTGTGGGATTCTGTTAGGTCGCATATTGCGGTCAAAGAGAGACTACATGAAGCAGAACGATTACTTCGTATTTTCGATGAGCATATTGATCTTGTAGATCTACAACAAAATGCACACGAATTCGACAAAGTCATGAAAGCCGCTATTGTATCTTATTATGATGACGGCTATGATGAAGATGACGAAGATGACGAATACGGAGAATGGTAAACTATGAGTACATGGTATAATAAAGTAGTTGCAGATTTAAGTAGTATTGTTGATAGCATTACTTACTTTGAGGCTGAACTACAAGAAGCCAGGTACGAATGCAGTATCAAAGGCAGTCTAGAGAAATCTAGTTCTGCCTTACCCGGCATTACTGAGTATCGCTTTAATCAACTACAAGAGATTGAAGCAATACTTGAACACTTAAATATTGAATTACGCAAAGTAAGATCTGTAACATTTAGAAAGTATCTGGAGTCTTATAACAGACAACTTTCTAGTAGAGATGCTGAAAAGTTTGTAGATAGTGAACAGGACGTAATTGACCTTACACACCTTACAAACCAATTCAGCCTTTTGCGTAATCAATACTTAGGTATTATGAAAGGACTCGATACTAAGCAATGGCAAATTGGCCATATTACAAGACTGCGAACTGCAGGAATGGAAGACATAGTTATTGAGTAACTTATGATCTACGGAATAGGTTCTGATGTACTTGATATTGACAGGCTTGGAGACTACGATAAAAGCGGTCGACTTGCACTAAAAATTTTAACTACAACAGAATACAATATTTTTCTTGAACTTAATCAAAACCAAGCAATCAGATACTTAGCAAAGCAATTTGCCTGTAAAGAGGCAGTTTCTAAGGCTTTTGGCACTGGTATGAGGGGCGATATAGTGATGTCTAACATGGAAATTGCCAGGGATAATCAGGGCAAACCCTATGTAAATCCACTAGGAAATCTCCAAAATTACATGGAAAATGAGGGCATAACAGCATCTCATTGCAGTATTTCTGACACAAAAAAGCAAGTTTTTGCTGTTTGTGTACTAGAAAAAGGTTGACAAATACCCAAACTTTAGTATAATAGTAAGCATAGTTAGGAAGTTAGCAAAGAACTTTAAACTAATTCAACTAAACGGTTGACAAGTTACAGATTGATGCTATACTATACTAGTAAATTTAATAAATGCTGTGGGAGGCAATTATGACAAACCAAGTAAAAATATTCCAAGGTACTTACAGAAATGCTCCAATTACGGATACTGTATTTCCTTTGGTGAAGCCAATTCAATATGGCAAAAAAGGTATGTTCGTTACCGTTGATGCAAGTAAGGTACTTGATCCATCTAAGAAAGCAATCCGTGTTTTGATTGAATCTGAGAAAGATGTTTCTTATGTTCCTGTTGAAGACCAAGTAGAAGAACCTGTAGTTGAAGCGAAAGAAGAAACTAAGGACGAAGCACTTGATCGTATTGCAAAACGTTTCGAAATTTTAGACCAAATGACTGATGCAGTTGCTAACGGTGTAGTTCGTGGACTTATTGTTAGTGGCCCTCCAGGAGTTGGTAAATCGTTCGGTGTTGAAAAAGTATTAGAAGAATACGACATGATGACTAAGTTGGCTAACAAGCCACCTAGGACTGAAATTGTTAAAGGTTCTATGACACCAATTGGTTTGTTCCAGACACTTTATAATAATTCAAATGAAGGTGATATCCTAGTATTTGATGACTGTGACTCTGTATTGTTTGACGAAGTATGTTTGAACATGTTGAAGGCTGTTTTGGACTCTGGTAAGAAGAGAACAATTAGTTGGAAGTCAGAATCAGTTGCATTGCGTAGGGAAGGTATTCCTGATAGATTTGAGTTCAAAGGTGGTTGTATCTTTATTACTAACGTTGACTTTGAAAGTGTACGTTCTAAAAAGATCAAAGATCACTTAGCGGCTCTTATGTCAAGATGTCACTACATTGATTTAGAAATGGGTAGTGTTGCTGATAGGTTCTTGAGAATTGACCAGATCGTTAGAGATGGTATGCTAGAAGAATACAACTTCGGTGAAGATGGGAATAAAGAAGTTGTAGACTTTATGATTGAGAAGTCAGCAAGACTGCGAGAGATTTCATTAAGGATGGTCCTTAAAGTTGCAGATTTGAAACAAATGTCTCCGGACACTTGGAGAGAACTTGCAGAGACCACCTGTATGAAAAGACTAACTGATTTTTAGTTCTCCCACACTAACATCTTTTAGTCGACTGGAACACTAGCGATAATGCTAGTGTTCCTTTTATTATATTAACTTTAATTAGAGGAAAAATGAAACAAAGAAATATTTTGGTTACACTAGGACTTCTACTAGTGTTGTTATCACCAACAAAAGGATTTGCAGAAGAAATAGAGGAAGTAATTGTTGTAGGTGCAACAGTTCAAGAGTCAGTATCTAACCCTAACTACGAAGTCTCTTTAAGCGAAGTAGTTATGCCAGCAATGCCACACTTTGCAGGCGGATACGGTGGATTTGCTGGATACAACGAAAGAGGTACCCAAACAATTCATTCAACAATATATGTCAATGGTATACCAGCAAACGACTCAGGCTCAGGATGGTATGACTTTGCACATGACATCTCAACAGGCTCAGAGGGTGTTAAAGTAGTAACTGGACCAAATGCAGTTTTGTATGGATCTGGTTCGCTTGGTGGAGCAGTTTTTATTACAGACACTATAGCACCAGGAATCACAGTTAGAGGTGGTGACCAACATAAGTTTGTAAACTATCAAACAGGCAGTGATGATTTAGGATTAAGTGTATCTGCTTTTGATGTAAGCAATGGTAGTGTTAGAAATGATAATGATGAAGAAGATTTCTACAAGAACTTGACTGCTAAAACATTGTTTGATGCAGGTCCACTTGATGTAGTTGCGTCTTACACAGAATATGATTACGACTATGATAATTGCTATACAGCAAGTTGGAGCCAAAGCAATGACTGTTTACAAGAAGGTGAGAGAGGTACAGTTAGTGCCAGGAACGATAACTTTACTTTAGGTTATACGTTTAACAATTCAAACTACTACACAGAAGGCGTACAAACAACTGTCAACGAAGCAAGTAGAACATACTTTGATGCTAGAGATGTTAGAGAAGTAGGCAACATTATGTCTATTACATATGGTGCTACTTACGATCAAGAAGAGTACAACGACAACGAAGCAAACAATTCTAGTGTGTACACTTATCTTAATCACAGTAATATCTCATTTGGAATAAGAGCAACAAGCGATGCACTTGTGGCAAGACTTGGTTTAGAAAAAAATAATTGGTTTTTTAACTTTGGTAACAGTTATAGAAATCCTAGTTTGTATGAACTGAATGGCGACTCTTGGGTAGTAGCAAATCCAAACTTAGAGCCGGAAGAAGCAACTGGTGGTGAGATTGGATATGGTCCTTTGAGTGTGTTCAGTTACAATTTTAGCCAAGGTATTGATTATGATTTTGAAACTTATCAGTACATGAACACAGGAAGTTATAATACTAAAGGTGTTAGATTTATGGAAACTTATCAAATACCTTGGGGTGGCATAACTGTGATGGCTGGTTATACTAATTCTGACCAACCTAGAATACCTCAATGGAAAGCAATGGTTAATCCTTTTATAAGTGTTAATGGTTATAGATACGAACTGGTATACAGCACTATGGTTGATAGACAGCCTAGTTTGTATGATACAGCACTTGACGATATACAATCGTTGGACTTTGTTGTTACAAAATTATTTGGTGACTTTGAAATAGGACTTAGAGTTGAAGATATTTTTGACGATGAATATGAGGTGTTACCAGGATATGGTGCAGGTGGGAGAAATTTCTTATTGACAATAACATATAGGTAGTGTACAATAAAGCATGGCAAATGTAACCTTAGAAATTAAAGATGAAGTAAACGTCAGGTTTGTAGGACTTGACGTTAAAACTAGACGTAAGATTTCTGAAGAAACAAAATATTTCTTACCCTATGCATATCATATGCCTGCTTATAAATTAGGCAGATGGGATGGTTGCGTAAGGTTTTGTGATATCGGCGGTCGAACATATATGAACTTGTTGGATCGCCTTTTGCCAATTGTTACTAAAGAAGGTTATAATGTTGATGTTGTTGATCATAGACAGGATTGGAGTTTTAATTTCAGTCATGTAGAGTCAACAAGTTATGACCATGTTAGTTGGCCACCAAAGCATCCAGCAGAAGGATTACCTATTATACTTAGAGATTATCAAGTAGAAGTTATTAATAAGTTTTTAGACAATCCTCAATGCTTACAGCAAGTAGCCACTGGAGCAGGTAAAACATTAATTACTGCCGTACTGAGTCATAAGTGTCAAGACTATGGCAGAACTATTGTTATTGTACCAAACAAAGATCTTGTTGTACAAACAGAAAAAGACTACAAAAATTTAGGACTTGATGTCGGTGTATTATTTGGCGATAGAAAGGACTATGATAAGACACACACAATTTGCACATGGCAAAGTTTAGCAGTACTAGAAAAGAAAACAAAGGCAGGTGAAGCCGAGGTTGACTTAGATGTATTTTTAGACAACGTTGTATGTATAATGGTTGATGAGGTACATAAAGCAAAAGCAGATGTACTCAGAGACCAACTAAGTGGTATGTTTAGAAATGTTCCTATACGTTGGGGACTAACAGGAACTATACCCAAAGATGACCATGAAGCAGTTGCTTGTACCTGTGCATTAGGTCCTGTTATAGGAGAACTAAGTAGCAAACAATTACAAGACATGGGTGTATTAGCAGACCTTGATATAAGCATTTTACAAATGAAAGATGCTCCAGCAGGGTTCAACAGTTATGCACAAGAACTGAAATGGCTTACTACAGATGAGACTAGACTAAAACATATCTCAACTGTAATAGATCAGTTGTCCAAAAATGGCAACACACTTGTACTGATTGATAGGATTAGAACAGGGGAGATTTTTGTCGAACAAAATCCTGATTGGGTTTTTGTAAGTGGCGGAATGAAAGTGAAGGATAGGCAAACAGAATATGATGAAATTTCAGAAATGGATAACAAGGTTATTATAGCCACATATGGAGTTGCCGCAGTTGGTATCAACATACCGAGAATATTTAATTTGGTTATGTTGGAACCAGGTAAAAGTTTTGTTCGAGTAATACAGAGTATCGGTAGAGGTATTCGTAAAGCAGAGGACAAAGATTATGTGAACGTGATTGATATCACTAGTGACTTAAAGTATAGTAAAAGGCATCTAACAAAAAGAAAAGCATTTTATAGAGAGCAAAACTTTAGGCACACTATTACAAAGGTGGAATATAAATGAAAATATTAACAGTCGAAGATATACCGTATGAACTTGATACTGTTCCTGAGCAGATAGATGATTTAAGATATTGTGCTCTGGATGCCAGTGACAAGGAATGGGTAGATTTTTTCTTTTTGCCATTGATATTTTTGGAGAGTTTTTATGCTCCTGCAATTTGTTTGCAGATAGGAGAGCATCAGGTCCAAATGCCAATGGATTGGAGTATATTACTTTGCGATGAAGATATGGGTGGTGTTGAAACAATTCCACTGGCAAGTTTAAACAATAGAGGATTTAGAGCATTAGCAATGAATCCAATGAGCAATAGAATACCAGATAGTTTAGAAGTAACAATAACAAACATTTATCAAGATGTAAAATGGTTTTTTCCTAAACTAAAACATGGACACTTACTAGCAGTACCTCTAGAAGATAAGAAAAGTCCAAGTTGTGTGTTCTTTGTAAAAGAAGTTAATAAGGTACAAGATTTTGACATTGGGGATTTAATATAATAATGAGTTACGAATTTACAAGCGAAAGTGTCAGTAGTGGACACCCAGATAAAGTTGCAGATAAAATATCCGATGCAGTTGCAACATACTTAATAGATAATAACCTTGCTCATAGAGCCGCAGTAGAAACATTAGTTACAACTAACTTAGTTACACTTGCTGGAGAATATAAAAGCGACAAGTTTGACAAAGATCACATTGAAAAATTAGTTAGAGGTGTAGTTAAAGAAATTGGTTATGAGCAAGAAGGTTTTCATTGGGAAAAATTAAAAGTTTATAATGAGTTGCACGGACAATCACCTGACATTGCATTAGGCACAGATGACTTTGGTGCAGGTGACCAAGGACTTATGTTTGGATATGCTTGTAATGAAACAGAGTCTTACATGCCAAGTGCTATATATTACAGCCACAAAATTTTACAAGCATTAGAAGAAGCAAGGCAAACAGGACAATCGTGGCTAGGTCCTGATAGTAAAGCACAGGTTACATTTAACTATGACGGTATTAACAAGCCAATAGGAATTAAAACTATTGTATGTAGTACCCAACATAGTGATGATCTTAGCATAGAAGAAGTTAGAGAACGTGTAAAGGCATTGATTGAACCAGTTGTACAAGATAATATTGATAGCAACACAGAATGGTTAATTAATCCTACAGGCAGATTTGTAATAGGAGGACCAGATGGAGATGCTGGAGTTACTGGACGAAAAATTATTGTTGATACTTATGGTGGGTATGCTCCACATGGTGGCGGTGCTTTTTCAGGTAAAGACTGCACTAAAGTCGACAGGTCAGCGGCATATATGGCTCGCTACTTGGCAAAGAACATTGTTGCATTAGGAAAGGCAAGTAATGCCACTGTACAATTAAGTTATGCAATTGGTGTAAAAGAGCCTACAAGTGTCTATGTTTATGCTGACGGTGTTGTTAGAAATGAATTCTCAGATTATTTTAAAAATAATATTGACTTAACACCCAAAGGTATAATAAATAGATTTGACTTGTTTAGTTTAGATTTGACAAAAACTACAAACTACGGACACATGGGTAAATGGAATATGCCTTGGGAAGTAGTAGATTTAGAATTATGAACGACCTAAAAGAAAGTATTAGAACTGTACCAAACTTTCCAATTGACGGAATACAGTTTAGAGACATCACAAGTCTCATTGAAAACCCAGAAGCATTTAATAAGTCTTTGATTGAACTTACTGCTTATTGCATGATGGCAAAAGCAACAAAAATCATTGGTATAGAGAGTAGAGGTTTTGTATTCGGTGCACCAATTGCCAGGGACATGGAAGTTCCTCTTATAATGGCAAGAAAACCAGGGAAGTTGCCAAACGAAACTTATAGTAAATCCTTTAATCTCGAGTATGGAAGTACAAGTTTGGAAATACAAAAGAATACTGACTTTGATGGTACTGACAATGTAGTAATTGTTGATGACTTAATTGCTACAGGAGGTACAGCATTAGCCTGTGCAGATTTAATACATGAACATTGGAATGTTGCTAAAGATAATATTACAATTCTTGCAGTAATAGATTTACCAGACTTAGGCGGAAGTTCAGTTATAAGAGATAATGGATATGACGTCCACACAATAGTAGAATTTGAAGGCGAATAATGAAAGACTTAATTTTAATTGCGTTAAAGAACGAAGCACCGAACATGGCCAAATGGGATAATGTGTTCTTTACAGGTGTTGGAAAAATAAATGCGGCAATGACTGCCGCTAAACTTATTGAAAGATATCAACCAGAAACTGTTTGGAACTTTGGTACAGCAGGAGGCATTGTTTTAGATCACGGTTGCCATGAAATGGTAAATTTTGTTGAACGTGATAAAGGCAAATGTCCTGAAGCATTAGAAATGATGTTACCTAAAGATCCTATTACAATTAGTTTTGGAGTAGGATATACTTGCAGTACAGGTGATAATTTTGTAACTGACCCTAACTTAGAACACCCAGCACATGTTGTAGACATGGAGGCATTTGCTATTGCTAAAGTCTGTCAAGATGCTAACGTAGAGTTTAAATGCTACAAGTATGTAAGCGATAGTGCAGACGATAGTGCAGATACAAGTTGGGTTGAAAATGTTGCAAAAGGCGAACAACACTTTATTCAACTTTACTCACTAAACAAATGATAGAACTTGCAAAACTTGATAACGGAGATTTAATCTACGGCACATACGAAGAGTGCGAAGCATACGCAGAAGAAAAAGATTCTTGGGTTATAAAATATTTTGACCATGTTAATCCATCTACTGTGTATAAAAATTTTAAATACATTGGCAATGAAATGAGTAATCCTTATTCGGTAAGTGTACCATTTGATTATAGAGAAAGTAGAACTATCGGCACGTTTGATGCCGCAGGTGTAAACAAGGATAAATGGTAATGGAAGTTTTCTTTTTAGTAACAATAATGTTGTTGCCTATAGTTACAGGAGCATACACATTCTACAAATCATACAAAGCAGTTGAAGGTGAAGATGGGTAAGAAAGCACCAGTATTACCTTTGAAAGAAGTTATGGCGGCTTTGGATAAGAAGGACAAAGGTTGGTATAATAGACTTACGCCAGAAAAGAAGAAAGCATTTAGCACATGGATGATGATGCGTTATGCAAGTAGTGTACAAGGTCGTAATGCCGCTAACTTTTTGTTTATGGTCAATGAATTAGTAAACAAAGACTTTGAAGACATTTATAAGTATCCTGAATTGCAATGGTTATTGATGAGTGCATGTGGTACTGGCAAAATAGAGTTTCACCCTTATATCAAACCACCTAATAGTAGAAAGAAAAAAGATAAAGTAAGCGAATTTATTCTTAGCATATATCCACATCTTAAAAGCGATGAGTTAGAACTAATGCTAAGTATTAACAGTAAAGAGGATTTAAAAGAGTTTGCAAGAGCACATGGATACGATGACAAAACAATCAAAGACATCTTCGGTAAGTGATCCACAATGCAAGTGGTGTGGTAAGACATTCAAGTCTGAAAGGACTCTTGCTGTTCATATGTGTCCTCGCAAAAGGCGTTGGGCAGACAGAGATTTAACACACATAAGATTAGGATATAGAGTATTTCAACTGTTTTATGAACTAAACACATCTGCAACAAAAAGTAAAAGCATGGAAGACTTTATTAGAAGTCAATACTATGAAGGCTTTACAAAGTTTGGTAGAAGTTGTGTGCTAAATGAATATTTACAACCAGAAAAGTTTGCAGAATGGCTAATCAAAGAAGGTAAAAAGTTATCAGACTGGAGTAAGGATTCTGTATATGATGAATTCTTATTACAGTATGTTAGAAAGGAACCAGGTTTAAAAGCATTAGAAAGAAACGTTATATATTTGTCAGAATGGGGTATAGAAAATAACTGTGACTGGCAAGATTATTTTAAGTTTGTAAGTACTGCAAGAGCAGTACATGATTTGCGTAGTGCAAAAATATCTCCTTGGTTACTTTATTTAAGTGAGACAGGTGATAATTTATTAACAAGATTTAACGATGAACAAATTGGAATGGTGAATCACGTAATTGATGCTAAATTTTGGTTAAGTGTATTTGCTAAAAATCCAGAAGAAGTAGACAGAATACAATCAACATGTAAGGAAGCCGGAATATAATGAAAGTAAATATAATAAGTCATTCACAATCACCAGACTACAACGAGTCTGCATTAGACTTAGTGGCATATTGTGCCAGAGTAAGTAACCCTAGTAATCAAAACAATAAAGAAACAAGTGAAAAACTTGTGAAGTATTTGATGAAACATAAACATTGGTCACCACTTGAAATGGTATCAGCATGTTTAGAGATTGAAACAACCAGAGACATTGCAAGACAACTATTACGTCATAGAAGTTTTAGTTTCCAAGAGTTTAGTCAGCGATATGCAGACCCTACTACAGATTTAGAGTTTGAAATTCGTGATGCTAGATTGCAAGATCCTAAAAATAGACAAAATAGTATTCCAACTGACGATCCAGAACTACAAGCAAAGTGGGAAGATAAGCAGAGAGATGTTATTAAGGCGTCACTAGACGCATATAACTTCGCTATAAGCAACGGTATTGCCAAAGAGCAGGCCAGAGCAGTACTTCCAGAAGGAAACACGTTAAGCAGGCTTTACGTTAACGGTACATTGCGTAGTTGGATACATTATATAGAGTTACGTGGTGCAAATGGTACACAATTAGAACACATGGAACTTGCTCATGCAGTAGCAGATGTAATTGCAGAAGTATTTCCTATTGCAAAAGAGTATAAAGGTAAAGAAATTTAATTATCTTTAATAGTATCTCTCATTGCTATTCCTTTTGGATTAGTTCTACCTAAAGCATTATCTGGATGTACAGTCATTGCTTGAAATAGATAATCGTAAAAGTGACCCATAAGGTGGCATCTGGACCATACAATATCGTCCCACAACATATCTAGTGGATGTATACCATTTAACGGTGTTTTTGTTACCATGTGATTAGGCATACTGTAGCAAAGTTCTGGTGCTGTATATACCTTGAAACCCTGTCTGATCAAGTTTACCATACCAACTTCTCTATAATGAACACAGGCTCCCCAACTGCCACCACCTACAATAATTTTGCCTCCCGGAGGAACATGTTTATAAATGTCAAGCATTGTGCAATGTGTGTATAGATATTTTTTTGGTTGATCGTTATAGTCTATATAGTGCAAAGGTGCAAATTCAGAACTTTGTGTTTTTGCATTAGGTTCGTATGCTAGATTTTCACTATTGCTATAAGTGGCATTTATAACTGTGTCGGCACTAAATCTTTGTAAATGTTTAGAGCATGTATCTATGTATCGAGTCATATAATCTCGCCACTCATCTACTGTGAAGTATTTTTTAAAATTATCTGTAATTACAGGATTCATCCAGGATTCCACACCCCAAATATCTATTAAAAGTATAGCATCTACCTTGATTTGTGGCTTTTTTGGTATGATTTCTTCCATATTACTACTTATCTTATGCAAAAACGGTTGACAAATAACCAGGATTTGCTATAATAGTAGAACATTAAGCAAAACAGGTAGGAGTGTTTATGAACTTATTAGAAATCAAACAAGCCGTTAAGAGCGGTAACTTTTCACTAGCAGAACTTAATGAGCTAGGTGCTTATATAAATTCTGTTAAAACTTTTAATGCTAAGACTAGCATTAATGTTGGTGACCAAGTGTATGTAGTCCAAAAGACTAAACGTACTTTGGGTACGGTTGAAAAAGTCAACATCAAGAAAGCGATTGTAACATTACCACAAGGTAGATACAATGTTCCGCTTTCCATGATCGAAGTAGCCTAAGGAGAGAACATGAAAAAGTACATTAGTGTACTTTGCACACTTTTTCTAATTGGTTGTGGGGGCGGCGGCACATCGCCGTCCATAGGATTAGAGCCCATTGGTGGCTCAACAACACCCCCACCAACACCATTATTCAATTCTGATGCATTAGTAATACAAGATGCAGAAACATTGTATTCGAGTATATGTGTTGACCCTCACAATTATAGACCATCTATACAATTTGTAATTCCAGTCACATTAAATGATGATGACTATACAGATTTTTTTGTAGTGTATTGGTGTGATTTAAAAGGTGAGTATTTTGGTACAACACAAACAGAAGCAACACCTAACCTAATAGTAGCACAAGTAAGTGACGGTGCAGGTGGTTGGTATACTGACAACGAGTCAGTGTTTGGTGAGTCTTGGCCATCGTTAGCAGGAGCAAGTAGAAAGTATGCCTCAGGCGATTTTAATAATGACGGCAAGGAAGATTTTGCATTTGCAATGAATTGGGAAGATGGCAGAGGTGCAGATTCTGATTACAACTCTTTACAAACCATTATACTCAGCCACGAAGATCATTATAATATATTAAATGGTGGTTGTTATTGTTGGGGACACGCAGTAGCATCAAGACCAAATGATAAAGGGTATGACGATCCATTGTTTGCTGGTTATTGCGAAGATTACTATTTCCAAGCATACACTTATATTGGTGAACCAGAACAAAAGTTTGATACAGTTACAAGAAATTATCCAGTTGGTGCAGACATGCCAGCAACACATTGGGCAACAGACTTTCAAGTAGTTGGTACTGATGGTATTGTTGGTACAACTTGCGTAGAGGGAGACTGCGGTATTGGCTTATTTTATGAGTCTCTTGATTGGCAAATGACAGGCTCGTATCTATTACAAAAAGAATTTGATATTGAGTGGTACAACTGGAACAATGATTTTGATTCTGCAACAGTATATAATGTTGATGGAGAACTAATTGTTGGAGCCGGTGCAAGTCAAATGTGTGTAATTGGTGAAGAAACTGTGGTTGCTATGTTTGATGGTCAAAAACATCCAACTCAAGATATGGACCCAAATGTAACTTACAACATTAATGAGTTTGATGATCATAGATTTATTCTAGTGTTTGATATTGTTGATGGCGAATTGGTCAAAAGGTCAGAACCATTTGTAAATGAACCTAACAATTATAATGCAAACTTTTTCGATTGCAAAGACATTAATGCAGATGGTCTTGCAGACATTGTAATATCTCAATTCAGCAGAGCAAAAAATGACATACTATTAGGTGGCAGACCATTAGTGTTTTTAAACAATGGTAACCAGTTTGTAAATTATGAGGTAGCAACAGAAGTAGTGTTGCCAGGACACAGTATTGTTGAAGAAAATGCTCAAGGTTATATGTTTGACGTAAACAACGACGGATATCAAGATGTTGTTGTATTTGGTGAAACTACTACACTAGATGGCACCATAGAAATCTATACTGCAAACAAGCATTTATCACTAAATTAGTGGTTGACAAACATGCAAAATTTGTTATAATAGTAGTATATTAATTAAAAAGGTAGGAGTTTTTATGCAATTTACACTGAATTTGACTCACATAGCAACGTCTTATCCTGCTAGTGAGCCCATGACAGGTATTGAATCTATGTGGTGGTTAGCAAGTTTGGCCGCTGATGAAAGTAAAGAATATGCTAAAGCATACTTTTTGCATGACAGAGTTCTCAAAAGTATTGCTTGGAGAACAGGCACCGATTACACAGATGGTAATTGGGAGATAGACGGTGCAACTACTGAGGAGATATCTTAATGAATCCTTGG